TGATTAGTGATGAACTATTCAAAAAACGGACTTCATTTAACAGAGCAATTTGAAGGATGCAAGCTTAATGCTTATCCTGATCCCGGCACTGGCGGGGATCCTTGGACTATTGGTTATGGTCATACTGGCCCTGAAGTTCATCAAGGAATGACCATTACTCAAGAGCAGGCAGAAGAATACCTTGCTCAGGACGTTAAAAAGGCCGTATCAGACGTTAACGCCAAACTGACAGTGGAAGTTACTCAAGATGAATTTGATGCCCTTGTAGACTTTGCATTCAATTGTGGCTGTGGGAATCTCAATAATTCTACATTGCTTAAAAAAGTCAACGCTGGTGATTTTCAAGGTGCGTCCCACGAATTTGAAAAGTGGGACATGGCGGCTGGAAAACACATGGCTGGACTTCTAAGACGTAGACAAGCCGAAGAACTAGAGTTCCTTAAAAACATCGTCGCATAGCGACCTTGTGATAAGTTGAACCTAGTGGGAAAATAGGCTAAAAATGGGGAAATATGAGATATTCCAAAAAGCTATAAAAAATGCTCAAAAGGAAATGGTATGAATACACCAAGTTTTGTTTTAACTTACGATAGTTTAACTACAACTGTACTTCAATATTTAGAGCGCAGTGATCAAGCAACTATAAATGCAATACCTACTTTTATAACTTTGGCAGAGTTTGAAATAGCTTCTGAAATTAAAACCCTAGGTCAGTTGCAAATTGCTGAATCGAATTTGATAGCAGGTAACCCAGTGATTGCAAAGCCTGCACGCTGGCGCAAAACCACGTCTATGAACTACATCGATGCGGCTGGCGTAAGACATCCTATTTTTCTTCGTAAGTATGAGTACTTAACTAATTTTTGGCCTAACAATACTGAGACAGCGGCTCCTCAGTTTTATGCAGATACTGATTGGGAGCACTGGTATTTAGCCCCTACGCCTGACCAAAATTATGCGTTTGAAGTGCTTTACTATGAACGTATTCAGCCATTGAGCTCAACCAATCAAACTAATTGGTTGACTCAGAATGCTCCAACAGCTATGTTATTTGGCACGCTGTTGCAAGCAATGCCGTTCCTTAAAAACGACCAACGCCAAATTTTTCAACAAAAGTACACCGAGGCAGTCCAATCTTTGAAAACAGAAGATGTGGCTCGTGTTGGTGATCGTCAAGCCGTTGCCGTGGATAGCTAAAAATGACAAGTTACGTTTCCCCTTACACAGGACAAACAATTTCTCCAAGTCAAGTTGGCTATGAGAGTTTGTCTATCACTCAAGATACCGTCTTGGAATGGCCTATCAATGGAACCACTACAGACGTAGTCGCAAACATTATTGAAGTTACTGCTTCTACTAATGGTTTGAATTTGATCATGCCTCCGGCAACAGAGGTATCTGAAGGCCAATCTGTATTGATCAGAAACATTGGATCTTACACAGTCACGATATTAAATTCAGGTCTTGGGACAATTACTACTGTCCCTTCGGGAATTGCAATTTATATTTACTTGACTGATAACACCACAATCAATGGCACATGGAACAATGTCACTTTTGGTGCTGGAACTTCTACCGCTGATGCCGCAACATTAGCTGGATTTGGATTAACTGCTATTGGAAACACTCTAAATGAGTCAACTCCAGTATCTGTTTTTTCATCTAATTACACATTGACATCTGCAGATCGTTCATCTTTGTATGCATGGACTGGCGGAGCTGGAACAGTGACTTTGCCATTGGCTCAAACCGTTGGTGCTGGGTGGTACATTGTTTTAAAAAATGATGGTTCAGGAATTTTGAATATTGCCACACAAGGCACAAACAATATTGACGTGACATTTACGTCATGGCAATTGCAAATTCAAGAATCGCTTGTATTGGCTACTGATGGATTGAATTGGTATACCTATGCTTATGGTCAATCTGCCGTGTTTGCTTTTACTCAGTTGTACCTTGTCATTACTGGCGGCACAACTACTTTGACTGATGCACAAGCATCAAGCATCATTCAAGAGTATGCAGGCACTTTGACAAGTAATGCCATCATTATTCTTCCGCCAACGGTTCAGATCTATTCGTTTAGAAACTTGACAACTGGCCCATACACTTTGACCTTTAAAACGTCAGCAGTGGGTGGATCAACTATCGTATTGCCACAAAATCAAACGATTATTGCTATTTGCGATGGAACAAACGTATACAACGCTCAGACTTCAACATCAAGCTTTATTAATTCATTAACTTTAGGAAATGGTTCAGCATCTGCACCTTCTTTGTCATTCCAAGGTGATGCATTAACTGGTTTATATTTAGCGGCATCTGGTCAACTTGGTTTTGCCATTGCAGGTGTGGCGGCAGGACAATTGACTGCAAACGGATTACTTTTGCCTGTTGGTATTAATGGCGGAGCGTTTTAATGACTATCAAAGTCGCTGTATTACAAGTTGGTGCAGGTATCCAACGGGATGGTACTGTCTTTGCGGCACCATCTTATGTTGATGGTCAATGGACACGATTTCAATATGGACGTCCACGCAAGATTGGTGGTTATACTGGGGCGTTTTTAAACGCTCAAGGAATTAGTCGTGGCATGATTTTGCAGTCTCAGAATGGTGAGACATGGGTAGTATCAGGATTTAGCGATGGCCTTCAACAATGGATTATTGATAACGATGACGCAATAGGTACTGGCCCAATACCCATTACTCCTCTTGGGGCGGTAACTAAAGTAACCATTGTTTCTCAAGGATCTTCCTATACTAATGGCACATACACCAATGTCCCATTAGTCACAACTACTGGCACAGGAGCATTGGCAACTATAATAGTTTCAAGCAATTTGGTTTTTAGCGTAACGATTACCAATGGCGGAACAAATACTTATCCGTTTAATGAGTCATTCACTATTGCAAATTCAAGTATTGGCGGAACAGGATCAGGATTTGCTGGTTATATTTCTGCTGTATCGAGCTATTACACAAGCGATGCAACATTGTGGCAATTTGATATTGGTTACGACCCATACGGTACAGGCCAAAATAATCTGATTGCCCATCCCGGTCAAAACTTAATTGACATTGACTCAACCGTCAATACAAGACCTTTGATTGGCCCATTTACAGGGACTACATTAAGCCCTGTGGGTGTTTTTACTGATACGGCTACCCTGACATCAGGATCTACTCTTATCACATTTGCAACCACTATTGCGGCGATTGGTGCAGGAGTTACTGTTACAGGCACAGGTATTCCAGCCAATACAACTGTGAATTCTTCCAATTTGGAAGAATATGGCCCAGTCGGAACCGTTTCAATCAATACTGGTGGATCAGGATATACCAATGGCACGCACACTGGCGTGTCAATCGTCGGTAATTACATTGGATCAGGTGCGCAGGCGACTGTAGTCGTTACTGGCGGTGCTGTGACATCTGTCACCGTAACCGCTGGTGGTTCAAATTATTTATTCGCTGACATTTATACATTAAGCGGTGGTGGTATCGGTGCAGGTACAGGATTTCAAGGATCTATTTCAACCCTATCGACTATTACTGCCAACTTGTGGACTGCATTCCTAAACAATGCGGCTACAACATCAGGCTCACAAACACTAACTTTTGACAACAACATCGATGTATCAGGTGGTGTTGTCATGTTGTTCCCATATCTTTTTGTTTATGGAAACTATGGACTGATTCAAAACTGTGCCGCAGGTGACTTTAATAATTGGACATCTGCCGACTCAAATGCCAATAACGTGGCATCTACTAAGGTAGTCAAAGGATTGCCACTAAGGGGCGGTACAACGTCTCCAGCAGGTTTATTTTGGACTTTAGACTCCGTAGTAAGGGTAACCTATGCTCCGCAGACTGTGGGCACATCTACGCTTTATTGGAGGTATGACCTCATTACTCAGCAATCATCCATCATATCTAGCTCATGCGTCATCGAATATGACGGAATTTTCTATTGGATTGGTGTTGATCGTTTCTTGATGTACAACGGTGTAGTTCAAGAAGTTCAAAATACTCAAAATTTGAATTGGTTCTTTGACAACGTCAACACTGATCAGCGTCAAAAAATATGGGTATCAAAAATTCCACGTTGGGGTGAAATTTGGTGGTTCTATCCTCGTGGCGATTCCGAAGAGTGCAATGACGCTATTATTTACAACGTGCGTGAAAAGTGCTGGTATGACGCAGGCTCTGCCGCAGGTGCCGCTCGTTCTGCAGGTACATTTTCTGAAGTCTTTAAAAAGCCTATTTGGGCAGGTAATGTGCAAAACATTGCAGATGGGTACACTTTGTGGGTGCATGAACAAGGAACTGATGAAATATTCCTTAGAAACGTCAATGCTATTCCATCGTATTTTGAGACTAACGTCTTGGGTCAAAGCGTTGGATTAGTGGGTAATGCTCAAGAGCCGGGTGCTAATAACTGGACTCGTGTAGAAAGAATAGAGCCGGACTTCCAGCAAGTCGGAAACATGGAAGTCACGATTACTGGTAAAGGCTATGCCGATGATACCGATCAAGTATCAGAACCATATATCTTTAGCCCAAATACGCTTAAAATAGACATGAAAGAACAGCGTCGTGAGATGCGAATCAGATTTTCAAGCAATACGCAAAACGGCACCTACTTCATGGGCCGAGTAGTATTGAGCGTAGAATCTGGAGATGTTCGTGGTACCGGGAATCCGTAATGATTAGTTACGATCCCCGTGGGATGACTTGGGATCAGTACTGCAAACTGATGGCTGAGTTATTTGCCCCCAATCAATTGGGATATGTGGATGAACAAAACTGGAGAACTTGGGTGGACGGACTCAATGGAATCGGATATTTTGTGCAATCAGGGGTTCCTGACTCCCGTGGTTTTGACAATTGGCAAGAGTGGGCGACACAGATGGTTAACATCATGTCGATAAGCCCACAATGAACTACCTAGACTTATTCAATGCAGTTGCAAGAGTAGCTCGACCAGCTCATCACGATTTTGTGCCAATTGACACTATGGATCTGCGATTTGTGGATTCATGCTTTGACAGTTTGGACATGATCATGATCGGCATGTTTATGGCGATGATCTACGATATCGAAGATGAGATTGCCAAGGAAATGAATCCTACAAGCATGCAAGAAATATACGATCAGATCCAACAGCATAAGCGGCGTGATCCTGAATCTTTGGAGTGGGCTTTGGAGCAAATTCAATGATCTACTTAACCGACTACAGAACAGCATCAACCACTCATGTCGAATTAATTGAGAATCTTAGCTACCCTCAAAAGGTAAATTGGTTCCCTGAAACCTACAATAAAGCCAAATTGGGAATGATTTATCCACCCCATAAACTGGCTGAAAAAGTCCTTGATCCGCAATTAATCACAAAAATTCGTGAAAAACCTGCGAAGACGGCTTTTATTTTGGCGGCTGGCAATGGTCACCTTGCTGGAATTAATCCACGCAACATCCCCGAAAATGCTCTTAATTACTCCTATAAATTCCTGCCTTTTACACTGACTCAAGTTTATGCAGGACGCACAGCTCAGGCATTCGGTGTAGTCGACTACATATCAACTGATGCCACAGCATGCGCAAGCAGTCTAAAGTCCATGATGGATGTGCAGACCCTAATTAATTACTATGGCTTTGATAGGGTGATTGTTTTGTCATTTGAGGATGCTATATCAAACTCGGTACTTGAATTCTTCGGTGAGGCACAGGCAAGTCTTAGTTTAAAAGACGAAATGAAGGGCATCACGCCATCAGCCTTTGATGAGGTTAATGGAGGATTCCATGTAGGTCAAGGTGCAGTCCTAGCTATCTTTGAAAGCGACCGTATTGCTGTTAATCCTATGGCCCAATTAATGGGTGCCTATACCGCCAGCGAAAATCATACAAATGCTATTGGACAAAAGGAAGATGGAGAAGGGTACCGCAAAGCGATCAATGAAGCCATAGCCATTAGCAAAATTGACCCAACTCAAATTAAAATAGTCAAAACGCATGGAACTGGCACAAAGTCTAACAATGTGGCAGAAAAGTTCGCTCTTGAAAGTACATTTAAAGATTTTGTAGCCACATCTTATAAACCGAAGATTGGGCACACAATGGGAGCGAGCGGCTTGCTAGAGACATGCCTTTTGCTGGATGATTTGAACTATGGCGTAGTGCCTAAAATTTTGAACAGAACGGCTAGTGATTCACGCTACCTGTCTGAAGATGCACTGAGTCCCGATGGGATGATTTTGAGTGTGGCTTCAGGAATGGGAAATGTTTATTCTGCCGCTGTGCTTTCAACGGAGTTATAAATGATTGTTGATTCTAAACAGCGTAAATTAAACATTGGGCAGATAGTCATGGGCTATTTGGAGAGTACTCCCCAAAAAATGCCTTTAAAACTTATGTTACCAGCAATACTTGCTGAGTTGTCAAACAAAAATGTAAAAACAAAACAGTTTGGTAATACGCTGTTTGAAGTTATCCCCGGAAAAGATAATGCCGCTTTTTTCAAAGCATTTAATGCTGATACTGGAGCAAATTTTGTCGATAATGGAAAATTATTTGTAGTCTACGCTCGTCGAGTATTGGGATTAAAAAATTTAGTTACCCAATTTGAAGATCCAGCAATTTTGCATATTTTTAAAATTATCTCAATGAATCCTCCAATGCCGGGAATTGGATACAAAACTCAACAACTCAAGTCAGGTGAGACTAGAGTAATTTTAAATTTAGGAGCCTGATATGGGTGGAGTAGCTTCAGCAATTTCAGATGCATTTTGTTCGGTAGCTTCTGCAGTAAGTAGTGCAGTTTGTACTGTTGTTAGCGATGTAGGTTCTGTTGTTTGTAGCGTTATTAAAAATCCTACAAATGCAATTGCAGACATAACCGCAGTTGCAACTGGCAACCCTGAATTAATTTCATTGATTAATAGAACAATTACTTATGCAAGCACTGGTTGTGCTACAAAAGCTTTAGAGGGTGCCGCAATATCTTCCGTTACTCAAGGCGTAGGTGCAATGGGTTGCTTTGGAGGTTTTTGCGGTGCAGAAAAAGGTTGCGTTGGTGCTGGTGTTTGCGTAAGCAGTGCTCCTTCTTGCTTTAACGGTGCCCAATGCTTTGGATGTGGATCAGTATCCAATGGTTCTTATTGCTCAACACCTACAGGCGGTGCTTGTACTTCATATGCAAGCAATGTTTGTGCTCCTACAGGAGGTGCTTGCACGGCCTCTGCAGGTGCTCAAGTATGCGCCCCAACAGATACTGGAGGATTGTCATCTACTGGTAGCGTATGCACTCCATGTGCTGGAGCATTGCCATCAACAACTTCATGCGTAGCTACTGGCACTTGTTTTCCTGAGTCTACATCTACTGCCAATACATGTGCCGCACAAACTCAATGCTTGGCATCAGATAACGCTTCGACAAATTCTTGCATTTCCAATGAAACATGCATTGCAAATCAAGAATGTGCAACCATGAAAGAATTTTGCATTGCATGCAATGCTTGTGCTTCTTGCTGTTCTTGCTGTTCTTGTGATTCTTGCTGTTCTTGCTGTTCTTGCTGTATTAAAGGTGCAAAAAAAGCAAGCCATAAAAAAGTTAAAACTGCAGGTCTTGGTAAATTAAAAAATGCAAGTATTGGAGCTTCTCCATCTGGACTAAACGGATCTTCTGCCGTCGCTCCTGCCGCCAGTACCGTTTCCAGTGCTTTGTGCACGCTTAGTGGCGGATCAGGCACATCTAATCCAAACCTTTGCACTGCTAAAGACGTTATCAAATATAGCAATAATTCAGGTGCTGACGTATTAACACCATTGCAAGAAGGAAAAATTACTTGCTCACCATTGCCTACTAATACAGGCATATCTAATTTGAGCCCACAAATGTTGCAAGCCGCAATGGGAAGCAATATCAGCGGTGCGGTGGTTGACCCAACGATTATGCAAGATGCACTTCAAACAGCTCAATCTGAAAACATTGCACCATCCACTACTTTTGCAGTAGGTGGTTCAGCTAAGTGCGAAGATGACAGTTGCGGCATTTACCATCCTAAATCTGGTTGCTTTAAAAACCCATTCTGCCAAGCAAAAATGACTCCTCAATTTTCTGATACTAAGGCTGAAGTATTGCATGGCACAGGAAATCAAAATTCACAATATTCTGGATTGAATGCCCTTAAGCATATTTACCCATCTATTGGATCATCCATGGGCCTAGCGGCTGGTGGTTTGCCTGCTAAGTATCATGAAGCGGCTCCTGAAGGCCATCATCCTGAATTCATTACTGGAGTTACTGGCTACTATTCTTGTGGAGGCGGCACAGGTCAATCTGACGATATCCCAGCCATGCTTCACGATGGAGACTACGTGATGGATGCCGAGACTGTATCAGCACTGGGAGACGGTTCTAGCAAGGCTGGTATGCATGTTTTAGAAGGTTTCCGTAAACAAGTTCCCCATAAGGACGTTGCCGGAGGTAATCCAGTTCCTGCAAAGATCGCTGATGGCGAGTACGTTTTCCCAGCGGCATTTGTCACAGCTCTTGGTAAGGGCGACAATAGGAAAGGTTCTGAGATTTTGGATGGGTTACGTGAGAAACTTAGGGAGCAAAAGCGTAAAGCTCCAGTAGACAAAATTCCTTCAAAAGCAAAGTCACCATTGGATTACATTAAAAAGAGTAAAGGCTAAAAATGGCTAATTTATTGCAATCATCATCGAATAAATCGACGTGTGCACCGTCGTACTATACAAATTACTTAAGTACCTTAGCGAATAAAGCTTTAGCCGCTCAGTGTGCGGCTCAATACGTTGGTGCCCAGCCCTTACAGAATCAAGCGTTTTGTACTGTTGGATCTGAAGCTGGAAACTATAATGGAAACTTTCAGACTGGTGCTGGTCTTGTAGGCTGTGCCGCCAATCAAAACATTGCAGGATCTGCGACCCCTTATTTGCAAGCGTCGACTACAGCAAGCCCATTATGTGCCGCCAAGCCATTGATTTGCGAAACAGCAAATATGAGTTTAGGACAAGTAGCTCAGTGTTACATGAGCCCATATTTGAACAATCAAGTACAAAATGTTTCAAATATTGGAATGCGTAACATTCAGCAGAATTTGGCTCCTCAAGCCACAGCCGCTACTGTTGGATCAGGTCAATTTGGGTCTCAGCGTGGTGCTCAAGTTTTAGGGCAGGTTGAAAACAATGCCATGACCTGCTTGAACAATACCATTGCTAATATGGAAAATGCAGGATACACAACTGCTATGTGCGCCGCTAAAGCTAAAGAAAGTGCTTTGGGTGCATTGGCAAATACAACCTCTGCCGCTCAAGAAGCTCAGAACCAAGTTCAACTTGGAGCTGGTACAGAGGCCGCTACATCTGCTACTCAACAAGCCAATGCCCTTCAACAGGCTGGTCTTGGTATGGGTACGCTAGGTACAGAAGGCACGAACGCCAAATTGGCATGTATCAATGCGTTGGCTACCCTTGGCGGTCAACAGCAAACTATCGCTCAGAACAAGCAATGCTATCCATTGACTACATTGGCGAAGGCTGCAGGCATTCTTTCAGGTGCAAACATTCCAATGTCAACCAAACAGACTTTGTGCATGTCTCCATTATCAGCAATTGGTGCCGCTGGATCTGCAGCACTTGGATTACTTACACCTTGCAAAACTACAGGACAAACACTGCTGTCTAGCCTTAAGTGCGGTATTTCAAAAACATTTGGTAGTTGTGAGGCCGCTAAAGCGGCGGCGGCTAAAGCGGCGGCGGCTAAAACGGCTTGTGAAGCGTCGGCAAATGCAAAACAATTGGCGGCTGATAAAGCGGCGGCAGGAGCATGCTCATCATGCTCAAGTTGCTATGCTTGCAACAGTTGCTCAAGTTGCTATGCTGGCTGTAGTAGCCTAGCAGGTTGCTTCTGCTGTGCAGGTTGCTTTGCGGCTAAAGGCGGATTAATTACAGCAAAAGCTTTGGGAGGCACCGTTGGCTGTGCATCCACAATTTATTTCGGCGGATTGCCTTTTAGGAGAAAATAATGGCTGACAAAGAGAATTACGGAGGTCTAGCCAACGCTGGGGATTTATCTAAGGTCAACACCTATGGACTTGACGATGAACGCTTACAAGATCTTCACCAAGCCCAACAGGACGCATATGACGCACTCCAACAACGCTATCAGCAACCTAACTGGTTCAAGGTAGCGGCAGGCTTCGCAAAGCCTCAATTAGGCGGTTTTACTGCGTCTTTGGGTAGTGCCGCTGATGCATTAGGCGACACTGTAGAAGAGCAACGTGCTCAGCAGTTGCCTATGGCTGAAATGAAGATGCGTATTGCCCAGTCCAATTTGCTATTGGGTCAAAACAAAAAAGCTTCAGACATGGTTGCAGATCGTCGAAATAACGGTCTTCCAATCACTCCTGAGTTTGCCGCTGAAATAGCTCGTATTGCCCCTGACTCTGCAGTAGCGAAAGCCCTGTCTACTGAAATCGGAACTCAACAGAAAGAACAAGAGCTGGCAGGACAACGTATTACAATCGCAAGATCTATGGGCAAAGATCCTAATCCTGCTGATATGGCATTACTTGAAAGATCTACAGCTCCCGGTAGCCCTCCTAATCCTCCCGGAGGAGGTCAAAATGTTCAGCCACCTGCAGGAGGTAATCAGCAACCTGCAGGAGGTAATCAGCAACCTGCAGGAGGTAATCAGCAACCTGTGGGACAAGCTCCTAC